TCCTTTATCAATTCTATCTTGTAAATCTCTTACAGACTCTCTTTGAATTGCTCTTCTTGTTTGTTTAGCTTGTTTGTAGTTAACGAACTTATCTCGAATACCACCTCCTAAAGCAGCGATACCTAATCCAATAGGGCCAAGTAAAGCCATACCAAATGGATTTGAGTATAATGAATTAAGTCCAAGAACTTGACCTAAAGCTGGTAAACCTACTTTTCTTCCAATTGTTTCATATGCTTTTTGTTTAACTATATTTTTTCCAATTTCTATAGGACTTGGTAAGTCAACAGGTCGACCTTCATTAGGCAAAATACCTAACTGTTGTTCTGCTAAAGGAATTATCCCCATGTTTCTATCTTCAATCATTAGCCTCTCATTCCATCAGGTTGTATATCTGCCCTAAAAGTTCCGTATCTCCAACTTTGATCAGTAGAAGTATTTTCTATTTTTAAACTTGCAAATCTAGATCTAGCACGAGTATCAACTTTATCAGTAGAGCTTGTTATTGTAAATGGTCCAAGAGGGGAGGAAGTAGCAGTGCTAGTTGGATAGTTTCTTAAATTAATCGTAATTCTTGCATCTCCTGTCAGTACTTTAAAATCTGGCACAAACCTTCTCATACTCATAAAAAATTGACCATCTCCACCTACACTTAAATCGAAATCTCCTGATTGTATAAAAGCAGGAATCGCAGTTTTGTTACCCGCTGCATCAACTTGATTGTTACCTTTTTCATGTGCGTAATAAATTGTAGAGCCATTTATATTTGTTACACCTTGAATTGTTGGGAAAGTTGGGACTCCAGTAGTGTTAAATTCTGTTGCATATGGTTCATCATAAAGATTAGCATCTACATAAGTTGTTCTAGCCAAAGAGCCAGTGGTCCAAACTCCGCTTTGATAATTATAAGTTACACACCTATCTATTTCAGAGCTTCCTGCTTTTGGATAAAACCAAACAATTTCTTCATATAAGGTATATAAGCCAGCGTATACTGATTCTCCATTTTGATAATTTATACCTAAACTATCTCCTTTTGTTGTAAATACAAAATCCTCAACTAAACATGGTAAAGCTTTTACAGTACCATCATAAACAAAAAAACCTCCAGCTTCTCCCATCCAGTAAACAGCACCATTAACATATTTTATCGAGTGTTGTCCTATAGCTCCACAATTAGAACCAACTTGTCTTACAGAAAAAGTAAAAGGGGGTCCAACAAATTGTATTACATAAGCAGAAGTATTCGTTAATACAAAAGTATAATCTTTACCTTTAACAGCACCTACTATTTTAGTTCCAGAGTCAAGACGAAACGATCCTGCTGTATTAGTAGAAATAGCTGTATAGTCAGAAATATTTTCTTGATCAGAAAATCTTACTAATAATTTATCTTGTGTACTAGGAGTTCCAACGGTTGTTTCTGTACCTAACATAAAAAGATGTCTATCTCTATCTGATACTAATGACATTACTGATGCCGTTGGGGCATTAGATATGATTACAGCTCTAGTTGATAAAGCACTTGGGTTAGAATTAATAGGATTCCAAGAAAAAGATTTTCCATTTTTTACAGTTGCAATCAACTGTTCACCAAAATTATCTAATGACCATGATGCAGGATCAATAGTTAAAGTTTGAGATAAAGATGCTTCTCCCCATCCCGTAAAATATTCTACACCTGCTCCACTCGAATGTGCTGATCTAGTCCCAGCTACAGCTCTGGTTATGCCTGTAAGATCATTTGAAGACACACCTGTGTAAGAAATAAATTCAGCTCCAACTTTAATTGTACCGGATGTAGGGAACCCAGCTGTTGATGTTAGCGTTATCGATGTTCCAGAGCCACCAGTCCCTGCAGTATCATCACTTAAACTTCCATTTAATGTTCCAAATAATTGTTGACCTCCGCCCCAAAGACCTGTGCCCCAACCAAATCCATAAGTAAAATTTAAACTTCCTGGTTTTACATAAGGATTTACAGTTGCTGTTCCGGATCCGTTGACCGTTGTCCCTGCTGCGCTTGCCATAGTTATAGTAAATTCATCACTACCAGGAACAGTAATTACTTGAAAAGTATTGGTTTCAAAATCTGACGCTACATATCCAGCTCCTGATGGAGGTGTTACTGATGTAAAAGTAAACAAGTCTCCGGCTTCTAAACCATGAGCAGCTTTATTAACTGTAACTGTTGCAGAGGTGTTGACAGTATCAAAAGTACAACTCGTTAATGCAGTGTCTAGTGGAGTAATATCATAGAATGATCCTTCATAATATATAACTAAAACTTTATTTGTTCCAATAGCTGCGTATCTTCTTCCATCTAAATCAGCCCAAATAAATTGCTCTCTTGCAGCACCAACTAAAGTGCTTGATAAAATTTGCTCCCAACCACCAATTTTTTCTGGAAGACCATATCTAAATCTTACAAAATCTCCATCTGTCCATTGACCCTCTGCGCCAACTTCTGTAACTTGTTTATTAAATCCTGGTTGTATTAATACATTTGTTAAAGGCATGAGGTATTATACCTTATCTACATCATCCTTTAAAGACTTGGGTTTTATCGCATTAACCTCATGATCTTCACGTGTTTCTGTTTTTTGCAGCTCATCTGGTAATCTAAGATTAGCTTTGGCTACAAAATTGACTAAATGATTAGTAAAATGTCTTAACCCTTCTCTAGATAAAATTAATTTTTTTGTTTCTTTAAATATTTTTATTTCTTCATCTGAAAACCATATTTCAGCAGAGCCATCTTTATGTTGAACAAATTTCATATTTCATTCACATAGAGAGATGCTGTCTCTTCCATGCCCCATAGTAAACGTCCATCTTTTACCCATTTTTTATGTGGTCCATTAGCATCTACGTAATGTAAAAAAACTTGTGAGTGCCAATCTCCTTCAAATTCTTTTCTTCCGTGAGGTATTTCAAGACCTTTGTATAATACAGCATCCCCAACTTTTACTTCTATTGGGGTATCATTCATAAAAATTGGAAACGGTGTTCCATCAGAGCCTAAGTTTGCTGTTATACTATACTCACATGCATCTCTATCAGTGTGCATTTCTAAATCAGAAAATTGACAATACATTCTCCAACAAGCATATGTAGGAAGTAGTTTTATATTAGCTTCTTGTTCAACACGTTCTTTTTTATTAATTAATAAAGACTCCATAGCAGGATCTCCGTAGCCATATGTTTCTCCTGCATTTGTTTGCGTTAAATCAAAATGAGTATAATTTATTCTATGTTTGATTCTAGTATAATCACATAAAAGGTTTATTTCCTCTTTAGTTAAAAAATTTGGTATGTATTTATAAAATCCTTCCATTATAATGCCCAACTTACTATTGAATATCTTATTCCTTTTGTTACAGGTTTTACTTGATGAGGATACATGAAATTACTGGGCCATACAATCATACGGTTTGGTTTAACTTCTACTTCCCACTCTTCACTGCCATCTGGATTTCTAAAAGTTAAATTTCCTCCTTCGTAATCATTATTTAATAAAAATATACAACTCATAGTTCTTGGTATTTTTGCAAAATGATCAGTATGCCATGTATAAAAATCTGAATTCTCATATTTTAAAATTTGTATTTCTTGAATATATTTAAATGTGTAAGTGTTTCTAAAACTTTTAAAATATTCTTCCAAAGCTTTTCTAAAAATATATTTTAAAAAATTGTGCCAATGAGCTTCTGTTAATGATTCAACACAATTAAACATATCTTTTTTTAATACACTTCTAATGCTTTTATCTACAGCCTGAAATTTATTTCTTTTATCTGCTATAACTTCTGCAGGTTCAAATTTAACTGTATTAATATATCTTAGTAAAACTGATAAATTTTTGTAAGGAATAAAATCATCATATATTTTTACAAAATTTTTTATTTCCATGATTTTTTTCTCCAAAAAAAATTTTTATAAATATTAAACATCCGTAATCCAAAACTAATTCTTCTTTTTCTAAGTTCTCTAGAGTCTATTTTTTTAATACTCATTTCCCATGAATCTCTTTTAAAAGGTATTATTTGAACATATGGTGTGCCTTTTTTTATAATTGTTTCTATTGATTCATACTTATCTCCATTTACTACAAAAGGAAAATTAATTTCTTGATTAAATGTGTCTGTATCTACAATACCTGGTATTATAGAAAACCTATCATCAGAGTTATTTAAAGGTGGTACAAATAAACAAGAGTATCCTGGAGGTGTTTTAATAATCCAAGGATTCATAATTTTATACATTGGAAAATTTTTATTTTTTTCTATTAATGAAGAGCCCTTTAATTGTTCAGGAGGATGTAAGTTAGGCACACTTTGATTAATATTCAATGCAATACCTTGAATTATATTATCATGTATTGTGCCAGCAGTATAAAAAGAATCTTTTTTTCCTGTTTGAGGATTTAAAACATTATGTTTTAATCTAAATTCAGTAGGATTTTTTAAAAGGTATCCTGTTATTAGAGTATCTAAAAAAGGCATACATCCTTTTATAGTTCTGTTATCTGGGGAGTGTGTTAATTTTTTAAACCAATCTGGTATATTTGTTTTTATTGGTACAGGAAAGTCTTCTTTTAAATCAAAATAATGATCATTAGTATAAAACTCAATTTTTTTTGAGAGCATTAGGTTTTATTATAGTATTAATCTTTAAAAGTAAACTAAACTAATTGTAGTGGATGCACAGCAGTAACGCCATTATCTTCAGCATGTTTTTCAAAAGAATGAGCTATTGCTTCAGTGCCTAAGCTTTCTATATGTGCTTTGTATGCTGTCACTTGATCAGCTAAAGTTCCGGACTTGCCAAGTTTTAACCATTTATCTAATCGTTCGATTAGTGCTTCTTTATTTTCTTCATGTTTATAATCAATAAAATTTCCACCTGTTGAAACTGGACTAAGGTCCATTGTATTAACTGTGTCTCCAGTTTTAGAAATAACACCTTTATTATTTAATCTTACTGCATTGAATAATTCATCATTAACAGTTACTAAATCAAACAATGATTCAGGTTGTACTTTATTTGCATCCCAAATTTCTTGCGATGCTGCAATATGAATTAAAGAACCTTCTTTACCGTCTGAGTTTTTTTGAAAAATAAATATAGCCATAATTACGATCCTGTGTTTTCGAATATAAATAAACCTCCGGCTTCACCAGAAGATCCAGAAGCAGCGCTTCCTCCACCAGGTCCACCTTGACCAAAACCACTAGTTCCTCCTGCTTGATTACCAACCAAGAAATTTGGTTGAGTATAAGTGTTTGTAGCCCCAGGTGCTGTACCTGCATTTCCCGGATTTCCAGGTCCAGCGTTTGCTGAACCACCAGGTGCTCCGCCACCACCGTTTACTGTGCCAACGTCTGTAAGGTTTGATGCACTTCCTGCATTTCCTGTACCACCAGTTGCGTTTCCAGAATTTCCTGCACCACCATTTCCTCCTGCACCAAGCGAGAAAGATTTAGCAAAAGGATGAGAACCAATTGGAAAACCATAATATCCAAATCCGCCTTGGCCTCCTCTACCGCCTCGTCCTGGATTGTTTTGGTTTCCGCCGCCGCCTCCGCCGCCGCCAGCAAAAATTATAGCTCCACCATAATTAGCGTTTGAAGTTGCAGTGTACGTTCCGTTACCAGGACCATTTTCAGCTAGTTTTGGTTCTAGCATACCACCACCCGCTTGTCCTGATGATGCTGCAGTAAGTCTTCCTTGCGCATCTACAGTAATAGATGCAACTGTGTAAGAACCTGCCGATACAGATGTATCTGCTAACTGATTAGGACCAACAGCGTCATTTGCAATCATGTCTTGTGCAACTTGAACTTCTCCAATTGTACCTGCAGAAACAGCTCCTAAAACTCTATTGTTAGTTGTTGTATCTTGCATTTTAGCAAAAGTAACTTGGTCATCGCCTATTTTATCTGTAGTAACAGCTCCGTCTGCAATTTGTGCAGCGGCTACTGTGCCACCTAAAGTGTCTAAAGATACTTCATTTAAATTTGTTCCATCAGAATAAGCTGCATAAATTTTTGCAGCGTCTAATGTAAAACCAGTTCCTGATGCAGTTTTAATTGTAAGGTTTGTTGGATTTGTTAATCCTGTTGCATCGAATATATAAAATTTTTCTATTGAATCTGGAATAGTACAAATTGTGCTTGCTGCTATTGTTGCAGTTGCAAATTTAATAACTAAATTTCTTGCGTTTGATAGTGCACCATCAGACATTGCAAGAGCTAAAGTACCACCACTTGAAAGTGTAACTTGTTCAAAACCTGCAACGGCTTGTTGTACTAAATTTAAATTTGTATTTGTTTTATCTCCCCATGTACCAGCGTTTTCACCGGTTACCATTAGTTCTAGTTTTAAATCACTTGAATAACTTGATGCCATAAAATTTTTCTCCTAATTGTTTTAATTATACATTTATCATGCTGCCAAATCAACCTCTGTCCATACATTATTTACTCCCACGTCTATTTCTGCCCAAGCTGTGATGTTTGGACTTCCTATAGAGAATGAAGCAGATATACCTGTTACATCAATATCTGCAGTTATTGAGAATGTTACAGAGCCTACAGAAGATGTAGCTGAAAGTCCAGAAACACCCACATGCTGAGCAGGTATCTCTGCAGGGCTGCCCACAGAAAGAGTTGCCGTCTGACCAGTAACTGTCTCATTTGTTGATTGAACTAATGAGAAATCTCCTTGAGTTGAAGTTAATTGAACTCCTGTTACAGGAACATCTAAGAATAACCCAGCTGCTACAGTGCCGATAGAGCTTGTTAATTGAATGCCTGTTACGTCAATATTTGCATCCCCAACAAAAGATAATGTACCAATAGTAAAATCTAACTGATCTTCTGATGCAAATACAGTAATGTCTTGATCAATCTGTAATGAAAAATTACCAAAAGTTGAAGTTATTTGTGACCCTGTTACTGAAACAGTTACATCTGTAAATGCTGTTTCGTTACCTATTGACGATGTTAAAGATTGTCCTGTTACTTGAACAGAAAAATTATCTCCCCAAGCAAACTCTCCCCATTCTCCTCTTCCCCAACCTTCTCCTGTTAAGGTAGATTCATCTACAGTAGCTGCACCAATACTTGAAGCAAGTTGAGAACCAGTGATGGTAACCCCAATATCAATCACTTCCTCGCCCATAGAAGAAGTAAGTTCTAATCCAGTAACTTGTGCTGTAAATGAAATACCAGCAATTTCATTACCTATTGTAGAGGTAATTTGAATGCCTGATGGTTCTACATTTGCATCACCGGTTAAAGTGAGTGTACCAATTGAAAAAGATGCTTGTGATCCTGTTATGGCTGGTTGTGAACCTGAAAGATCTCCCCATTCATTTTCTCCCCAAGTATCTCCACCCCAACCAATTTGTACAATACCTGTGGAAGTAACTTGTCCAACGCTAAAGGATGCACTTATTCCAGAAGCAGTAAGTCCGACATCACCTTGTGCTGCCCAACTACCTTGTCCCCAACTAAGTGCACCCCATGCATTTGACATTCATTATTATCCTTATGCTAATCTTAAGATCGAAGCAGATGTTGTGAATGCAGGGAACTGAATTGTGAATGTTCCCGCAGTCGCAGTTTTGTCTCCACCGAAATCTAATACAGCAACAGCATCAGTAGTATTTGAACCACCATCAGTTGTTGTATTATAAATCAAAGCTCCTCTTGCAGTAAGAGTTACGTTTTGAAAAGAAAGATCAGCAAAATCAGTTATCGCAACTGAAGATGAAACTTTTACACCTTGGTTTACTAAAGCTTTACCTCCAGCAGAATAACCCGCTGGCGATGATACTTCATTAGGTGTTGTATAGTTTGTTGTTGATTTCCCTAGTGTTGCAGAACTTGTAAACATCGCTAACTTATAAGTGTCAGATGATGTATCAAAGTCATGTTTTCCTTGTAGTAATTCTTTTTTAAAAGAATCACATATTGCATTTGTTGTTATTGCCATAATTGTTCTCCTTAATATGTTGTGTTTGGAGAAGGAGATGGGACTTTTACTCTTGGAACGCCATCATCATACTCCGCACGTCTTCTTCTGCCCATTTGTTGTAGAGCAAAATTCTGTAATTCTTCATTATACTTGTCATTATATAGTTTGTACATATCCATAGGACCTTTTAAAAATCTAAATGCCTCAGATAATACCCCATGAAGTAACATAGACTCTTGATGTCTTGACAAATATGTATCGTTAGTGCTTGTAAAATTAGGTGGATCTTTAATATAATTTACTTGTACTGTTAGAGCACTTGAAGGTGTAGGTGCTACTAAGATGATATTTCCTTGTTGAACACTGTCTTCCCAATTAGCATAATATTTAGGCACGCCTTGTGCGTCTGTAGGATTAAATTCTGAAATAAAACTAGTATCTCTTTTTTCTAAAAAAACTCTGGTGCTGCCATCTATCACTTGCACAGATCTGATTACTAAAGCATCAGAAGGTAAAGATACATATCGATTACCTGCTGTAAAAGTTGATGTTGCATATTTTCTCAAATCATCATAATCCACTTTGCCAGCTACATCTAACTCTACAGATTTTATAAAATCTTGTATAATTGAATCAGATAAAACATTACTATCTACCTCAGTATAATTTCTGACTTGTGTTAAAAAATTTGCATGTGTTACGGCCATTACGTTATTGATACTCCTACATTACCTATTATTGATATTAACTCTCTACGTCTATTTTGAACGGATGGATCTTCTGGAATCATACTGTGAATAGTAGTTGTAATTCCATTTGTTGTTACTTGAAAATCTTGTGTCTTAAAAGCAAAGTCCCCAGGTAAACTTAAATTTGCAACACCTACAGAAGTTCCTCCAGAATCTGATAGTGTGACATCATTTTGAAATTCTGCAGTTGGTTGTTGAAATCTTTGTGATCTTGCATTTTGTAAAGCTATCGCATCACTGACAGCTTGTCTTCTTCTAATTTGAGGATGCTTAGGTTCAAATTCAGATATGTGCACAAGAGAACCATTCCACTCTTTAACCATTTCATTATATGGAAAAGCTTGTCCTGATCTATCAGATATTGCTAATGATCTTTTACCTGTTGCAAATTTTCCCATAATTAAACTCCACTAGGATAAAATGATTGTGGAGATAAATACGTTGATGTTCTTTGACCATCCTCGTCTAATGCTCTTTTCAGTTCATCCTCATAAATTAATTTGTTTTGTTGCACTAATTGTGGAGCAACTTTCATAGATAAATAATATGCTAACCCAGCACACATACATGGTAAAAATCTATAAACAACATCAGCATCATTTGTATAAACACCTGCATCTTCAATTCTTTTAATTACGTAATATTTGAGTACAGTATATGTACTTAAGTTAGGTGCTTGATATAAATAAATTTTAGGTGTTGTTTGTCTTTCAACATAATATTGTGATGGTTGTCCTAAAGCTAATTTATTAGGTAAAGCTGCATAAGCAGATCTATCTATTTTAGTAAGGGATATATCTTGTGTGTTAGCATTGTCAGCTGCTGTTAAAGATGATGAAACAAAAGCTTCTAGTACATCACTTACATTTGAAGAAACACTATACTCAGCTTGTCCTGATACTAAACTAGCTTCATGTAAATCCACCTTCCAAAGATGTATTCCTCTGTTACCCCATTCAGCAAATAATAAATCCAAACTTCTTCTTGCTGATCTTAGATCATATCCTGAAGTTGTAGTCACAGAACATCTTTGATACCCTTCTTGAATAATATCATCAATATTTAAATTAAATGCTGTAGTTCCTGATGTTGCCATATTAGTTTAATTTTTTCTTTTTTGTTTTTCTATCAATCATAGCTTTTGCTTTTTTAGAAATGTTTCTACCATAATTAACAACACCTCTTCTTATTTTTCTACCAACTTTTGTCATATCTTTTCTCCCAGCTGTTCTAGCTTCTTTAACAAGAAATTGTGACATATCTAAAAGTTTTGATGCTTTTGCTCTTTGTGTGTCTAGTTTTTGTAAACCTCTTAAAAATTTTTTATCTTTAGTTGCACTTTTTGCATCTTTTCCTGAATACGCTTTTGCTGTTTCTTTCATAGCTAGTTTTTTTTCAGCTTGATATGGTTTAGATTTTATCATCTGTCTCATACCTTTTATTCTTAAAAGACCACCAAGAAGCATTTGTTTTTTGTACATTATTTAATACCTTTCAAAAATTCTCCATAATAGTTTTCATAACTTTTATTAGAAATATATTTTCCATCTATTTCTGATTTTATATAACTACCATGATAATCTTCTCTATTTTGTGCTTTGCCAGGAGCTTTAGAAGTAGATTGTCTGAACATAGCTCTACCCATAGCAGCTTTTTCTACTCCTTTTATTTTACGTTTATTTTTGGAAGCATAGAAAACTTTTTCGCCCTCTTTTTTGCCATATTCACTTTTCATGGCTTTCATAATTTTCTTTCCTTTTTTTGTAAGTGGCATGTTTCTCCTTATTGCGATTATACAATTTATTGGATTCTATCACTTTTGGCTTAAATGTTCTAGACCTTAGAGCTCGAGCATGAGGGTTTTTAAGCTTCTTTTTCACTCACTATCAAAAAATAAATTTAAAGTTAATCTACCATTTTTATTATTATCTCCAAAATAACCATATCCTTTGTGTTTATAAGACCCACTAAAACATATAAATCTATTTTGAACATATTTAAAATCATTAACCTGTCTATCCATATCGTCAAAAATTAAAGTTCCTGAATTTAAATTACTTGGATTTAAAAAAACTAATCCAACAAAACGGTCATTATCAGTATGAATAAATTCAACAGATTCATGATCAGGTAATCTAAGGTGTAAGTGCATGTTTAAATTAAATTTTTTATTTTGAAACATAGTGGTTTGCAATAATAAATTTAAAACCATAGAAGTAAAAATAGGATCTGATTTTGTTAAATCTGCACTTCTTAAACCAGGCCAAGTTTGATTTCTGTTAAATTTTTCATTAAATTCTTTATTTTCATATAAAGGTATTTTATGAATTTGTGGTAAAATATAATTTATATCGTTAAAAAAATTTTCTTCTTGACATGCTATCATTTAAAAATATCTTTTGCTTTTCCTAATATAGGTTTGTATTTAGTTTTACCATCTTCTCTAAAAGCATGCAAAAAAGATTTTCTTGATATGCCTTCCGTTACACTACAGTGTATCCATCCTGAATTGGCTTCGCCGGGCGTGTAGTACTCGAGGATCAATTGATCCCAATCTAATTCTCTATGTATCCAATCTGCAAGTTCACAGTTATCTACACCTACAACTTCAAAATCGGCCGCTTCTGCACGTGCGTGTTGTGAATTTGGTGAACTGCCGATGGCTTGGCATAAGATAGGACTACGAAAACCACTGGTTACCTTTACTCTGCCAAAATGGTCACGTACCGGCTGTAAGATTTTTTCACATAATACTTTTAATTTTTCTATCTGTTCTGCGTTAGGATTATTATCAATGCCCTTCCTGATAGCAGTGTCTGATTTAGTTAATTCTGTTAAGGTAAAATTTCGTGTAAGATTCATAATTATAACTCCAATATTATATTTAGTGATACTCGTGATTTATCTTTTTTTGTTGTTACTCCTCTGTGTAACCAATTACTTTTAAAAACTTTGGCTTGTCCAGCTATATCAGGATAAAAAACTTTTTTAATTTCAGTTCCGCCATCAGTTGTTAAAGGATTATACAGTATAGATATGTATCTGTCTTCATCTCTGTCTACATGACCAACACCTTCTTGTCCTTTAGAATAATAATTCCAGTGTATTCTTTCTATTCCTCTAATTTTTTTAATTTGTAGTTTTTGACAAATTAAACTTGATATTATTTTTGCAATTACGTTTAAGTTAGTATCATAAAAATTTTTATGGCCTCGCTCTGTAGCCATTAATCCCCAACCTGTTTGTGGATAATCATTTGTAAATGCTGAATCATACCTAATAATATTAGCTTCGTTTTGCATTATCCAACCTTTTGTTTCAGATAAAATATGTAATATAGATTGATTTTCTATAAAAGGTAAAACATCACTTATTAAAATAGGTTGTTCTATATCAAGTATATCGTTATTCATTTTCAAAAGATTTGTCTTCTGCTGTATCTTTTTCTTTCATTTCGTAAAACATATTGTTTGAATCCTCTGTTACCATGTTTGTATCTTCTGCATCCCAGTATGTAGTTTGGACTTTATAATCAGGCCAGCTGTTATCAGTAGTGTAGCTATTAACATGCCACAAAAGACGATTATTAGGCTGACCTGCATAATTACCGTTAGTAAGAGCCAATATATGTGCACACTTATGTTCTTGAGGTATTTCAGAATGTTCAGTGTCCAAGATATTAGTATCTGGACTAGCCCAATCAATTGTAAATAAATATTTTCCATGATAAAATTTTTTATCAATACCCATATATTTGCCATTTAAACCATCCAACCAATCAAAACAATGAACACTAGGCCAATAACTAAAACAATTCCATAAT